CATCCGTTGCTTGGCCCTTATTGATGAGCTTGAACGTAGGGACGTAATTAGTGCTTGACGGATCACTCTTAGCCGGAACAGGTACAAAGGAGACGATTTCCGCTTTGTACCATCCTGCGGGGACGATATCCCCCGAGAGCATGTCTGATGCGTTGAATTTAATGATTGGCATTTTCTTCTTTCTTTAAACTAGTTAAATAGTTTAGTTAATTTAGTTAAATTAGTTAGATTAAAACCCCGAAGGGGGTTAGTCTTTTGGTTCTCTGTAAGCTGGATCTTTAATTAGTTTTTGTAGGTATTCGTAAAAGTTAATTCCTGTTATGTCATGCCTCCCTGCGCCGATCCCGTAACTATTTTTAGCTAGGTCGGTGCTAAATTCCACGTAGAATCTAGTTTTGTTGTTTACTACCTCTCGTGAAAATCTGTATACGTTAGAGAAATAGGCCTGAACTGACTCCCCAAGTTGATCTCTAACGGTGAGCTTCTCGCCCACGACTCCTGATTCAGAGTACTCTTTCGTGCGGTCTAACTTCCCGTACTTATCTATGATATGAGCACTGCAAATTAAATTGCAGGGGAGTATACGCAGAAAATCAAATATCTGATGTGTGCCCGAGACCTCGAATCCGTAGTCACCGGGGCCGCTCACGCGGAGATTCCCGATCTTCTTCCCTCCCTGAATTCCATGTGAGGCTATGATAAGCATACGGCACATTGAGAATAGAGATTCAACGGAGATGGTGGAATACTGGAAAGTTCCGGCGGTTCTAGCATTCTCCAAGACCTGAAGATCTTTGTTAAACTTATCAAACGAGTCCTTGTCACGGGTGTTGTACTGCTCGAAATCTATCCCCTTTACATCCTTCAAGCATCCCGCTTTTAATCCTCCCAAGACTCCCTCGATTCTAAAATCAAAATCAAAGACTTTCATGTATTTGGGGAAGCTAGCGGCGGCCACGGACTTCCCGTCCCCCGAGCGGCCCACGAACAGCCCGAAGAAGTTCTTAGATTCGGGAGGTTTATTCATGAGTGATTCAAGACTTGGCATCTACTTCCTCTATTTTAATATTCTTATTTATTGGAATCTCTATTTTTATTGGACTATTTTGGAGAAAACAAAGAGCGCCATTTTCTTCATGCATAGAATTATGGATTTCTTCTTTTGATCCTGCAAAAGCGTAAATTATAGTACCTTCGGGTACGGTTATTTTATAAAGCATCTACTTATTAAATCCTTTGATTTTAAAAATCCGGTCTATTATTTCCTCGTGCTCTTTCAAATGTCTTGCTTCCATGTTCTCAGCTACTTCTAACCACCAGAGTCCGATTCTCCGCGCGAGGTTAACTGGCCCCTCGTAGTGCGTGATGCATAATACTACTAAGAGCCAAATGAACATGAAGGCGAATACTGTAGCTACTCCATCTATCATAGCTTTTTAATATTCTCGTATGCCTGAAGGTATACTTGAATTTCCTCTCTCACTTCTACTAAACCGTCAGCCGCGTCTTGTAGTGCAGTATGAAGTAAACGGTCACTCTTCTCCTCGATGGGGAGGCGGTGCGCGGCCAGATCTAACGCAATTATGGCCGCGCGTACTTTGTTCAAGAGATCTTTAGTCATTCTGTTGACTCTCTCCCTGGATCAGCACAGTTTGAATATAGAATAAAATATGTAGAGTCCGATTCCATTCTAATATCCGTAATTTCCCAACTATCGTATGCGTTTTCCATCGTCACTTCTTGGTCTCCGTGCGCGGCCAAGAGTGCAATTAATTTTGTTATTATTTGAGACGCTTTCATTTTTCAAGTATCCCCTCTAAGAATCCCCTCACCACTTTAACCCTCTTTCCCTTGTGACTTCTCGTGCAGTCTAAACACACCGGGACTCTATTTCTTAACTGGAGTTTAGTTAGAATCATCTCCTCTTTGCATTTGTGACACCTGGCCCTCTTTCCCTCCAGGTAGTCTCTACTTTGGTAGTGTGTACAGTCCGGGTCCACACACCGATAAATCTTCTTATTCGCGTTAGAGCGCACGTACTCATGAAGGTGTTTAGTTTTATCCTCAGCCCGAAGGGCTGGGGAGTCGGATTTATTTGGACTTGGATTCAACAACATTTATTTTCACCTTTACGTAACGCATAATTAGTTTTGGGTTACTAACACCACCTAACTTAATTATTTCTTTGTATAATTCCCATTTATGAAGTTCCCACTGATCTTTAATTATCACCACGGCCTCCACTTCTCACTTTTAAGATAACTGCTACTCATGATATTACTTCTAAGTTCTGGACTCTCTGTCTCACAGAGTTTAACGAACTGACAGGGGTTGCTTTGAAAGCTACCGCTGCATGAGCCTAAGTTCTTCTCTCTTTGACCCCCTCCTGCTATTTTGTAGAAGATGCTCCACATCTGTTTCTCCCACTCCGTGATCACATACTTGGGGAAGGGAATTATTTCACGGCGGAACCACTTTTGAGCACCCCCCGTGCTTTGAAATCCTATGTAGTTCACGACCCCGTATTCCACGCCAGCGGCCCAGGCGTAAGTTAGAAACTGAGGCGTGTATTTATAAAGAGTGTTTTCACGGCTCTGGGTTTTATGGTCTACAAAAGCTAACACACCTCCGAGGGAGTTCACGTTCACCAGGAGATCAATTCTACCTTCTACGATGAAGACGATTTCTTGGCCGCTCGCGAGGTGAACGCGGCCCAACTCCTTACTAAAACCTAACTCTACTCCAGCTTCCCCCGAAGGTGTACCCGCTACACTAAAATCATTTCCTCCTCCGGTGTAATTCACCGTGTAGTACAAGAACCTCTCCATCACGAATTCTAGATCTTCCAGGTTTAGAAGCCCGGCCCACTGATCCGACTTGATGTATTCGTCTGTTACCTTTTTAACTTGGGAAGTGTACTCTACTTGAGGATGCAAGACTCTCTCCCGGTAGTACATGTCCAGGAGGGAGTGCATTACCGTTCCCATGTTTAGTGATCGCTCTGATGCCCCAATTATTGTAAGGCCGTCATCGTATTGATATGTACGGCTGAGTGGGCATTTAAGGTGTTGCGTCATTTGAGACGCATCAAGTGTTAGTGTTCTGGTTGTCATAGGGTTTTAGTAATTTCGATTCTTCTGGTAGTAATTTAATTGCACATTTTATACAGTAAACTGTTTCATTTACTATTGCATAATATTCTTCATTTTTAGGTAAATACCCACAACTAAAACATTTTCCCATATTTTTAATCTACTCTAGTATTTGGTAGTATTCCAAGCTCTTCATACTTCGCGAGCATATTTAAATTAGCTAAACAGTGCCCGAGATGATCTTCCAGATTTAGTGGCACGACATCCTCGCCTCTGAGGCTTCGGAGTACGAGTTCGTTGTATGTTACGAGATGTTTAATTGCGTTCCCGATTCTCCCCAGTGCGAATTTTAAATCTGCTTTCTGGTAGTTCTTTTGTTCCGGTGGAAGATCCTGTTCGTACTTCGCGTAACCTTCGGTCATGGCCGCGGCGGCCCGCTCCAGGGCACACAGGTTTAAATCCTGGAATCTCAGGGGGTTAGTTATATCTTGGGTAGCCCTTTCGAACTTAACTCTCTGTCCACACTCGCAAACTGTTTTCGGGTGTACAAATACGTGGTGTGGTTCTACGCATATACCCATTTACTCTTTGACCTCACTTATAGCTTTAATCGCGTGGTAGGGCACAAAAGTATTCTCACGGAAGAATCCCGCATTTTTAATTACTTCTTTAACTACAGCTTCTAAAGTTACAGGAGCAGTTAGCGCGTTATCTACTATGGATTTCCCAAATTGGGGGTTTGGTTCGGGGGATACGGGTACGTCCGTAACCCAAACTATTGCTTCCTGGCCTTCGGTCTCGTAAGCGGCTGAATATTTAACTGGCATTCTACTTTATTCCTCTCTTCTTCTTGCATTCTAAACATACTCTACACTTCATTCCTAAACCTTGACGGATTAGTGGTTCATCCGTCTTTTCTAAACAGTACTTACACCTGTGCTGAGTGGTTCTATAAAGATCTCCTTTACCTGAGATTTCTTCTGGCCGCGCGTCCACGTACCTCACGGTGCTCTTCATAACTTGTTCCTTACGATGATCTCGCTCAACTCACGGATGGAGTCTGAGTCAGATGTGAAGTTCCAGTCTTTAACTAGAATTTCACCTACGATCTTTCTCTTGTAGCTAACCATCTCGTGGAAGAACTGATCGATCGTACCTCTCGCTATAAAATATGTTACCGAGACGGCGTTTAGCTGTCCGTTCCGGTGGAAGCGGCCCTCGAATTGTTCTTCATCTGCTGCGTTCCAAGCTCGCTCCAAAATTAGCGCATTCGCGCAATTTTGGAGGTTGAGACCCTCTCCCCCGGACTTCATGTTTAGAACTAGTAAGCGGAAATCTCCGTTCTGAAACCTGTTCACAATTCTGTTCTTGGTGTACGAATTGTCCTCTCCACTGAGGGATTCGCACGAATATCCCGCGTCCTGGAAGATCATTTTAATGGTGTCTCGCACAGAGATGTGGTTGATCCCAATAGTTAGATTCTCATCCGTGGAATCTAAGTGCTCCTGTGCGAAGTCTATTGCATTTTGACATTTAGCTGCACCTGTAATAGCGCGTAAGCGCGCTAACCATCCCAAGAGTTCTGTAGCGTTAATTCCCGTGTTCTTCCCACCCGAATCGTTGAGCCAGTTAGAAAAGAGATCTAAGGTCTTGTTGTAACTCTTCTTTAGATTCTCGTCTTCGATCTCCACGTACACGTAGTTTCTACTCAACGGGGGGAGGTTAGTTAGAACATCATGCTTCTCCCTACGTAGGATGTACTTAGAAGTTAGAGTCTTGAAGTCCTCAACGAGGTAGGGGTTTAGTCTTGTGTACTGATATTTGTCATTCTGGGTGAGCCAGCGATTTCTAAATCTCATGAGAGAGTAGAACTGAGTTGGGTCTAATAAGTTTAAAATCGTGAAGTACTCATCCGCCCTGTTTTTAATCGGGGTTGCGCTTAGGGCGATGATCTTCTCGATTCCGTTCGCTTGGAGAAACCTGATGAGGTTCTTAGAACGGGCCGCCTCGGGGTTCTTATAGTTATGCACCT